CCGCACCAAAACCAAAGATTAACTATGAAGCAATATGTATTCCAACGGACGTAGGTAATGATACATGATTCCACTCATCACAGCTATCACGAACTTGGCAGGTACATGGGTCAGTGCCAAGGCGGAGTCAACCAAAGCCACAGCAGAGGCCAAAGCCACCGCACTGAAAACAGCGGCACAGTCCACAGCGGATTGGGAGCGCATCATGGCAGAGGCATCAAAGAACTCGTGGAAGGACGAGTGGCTTACGATTGTGTTCAGCATACCCCTGATACTTGTCTTTATACCAGAGATGGTTCCACACATTCAATCAGGGTTCAACGCATTGGCAACTTTGCCAACTTGGTATCATGAGATTCTCATGGTAATTGTACTGGCCTCGTTCGGTGTCAAAGCCGGGAAAGGTCTTATGGAAACATTAAGGAAATAATCATGGCGATGTACGGTAAAAAGAAAACAACTGCAAAGAAAGCATTCAAGCCTTGTGCAGGTTGTCCTAACAAGACTAAGTGTCGTGCGATGGGCAAGTGTATGAAAAAGAGTAAATAATCATGGCTTACATGAAAAAAACTACCACGCCAAAGAATACAGCACGTCGTAAAACTCCAATTGTAGATGCGCCTACGCCTATTGTGTGTGCTGATTGTACAACTCCAAACACTTGTATAAATCAAGGGCGTTGTCGTAAAAGTGGTCAACGGTTAGAGACTATCTAATGCCTTATTCTAAATACAGTTCAAAACAGAAAAAATTAGCGGCAGTAGCTCCGCCCCGTAATAAAATTACTGAAGCAGATTTAAGGAAACTCAGGCGTGGCAAAAGCAAAACCAAAAAAAGCAAATGATGCATGTGCTCGTAAAGTCAAAGCCCGCTATAAGGTTTGGCCTTCAGCGTATGCATCGGGGGCTGTAGCAAAGTGCCGAAAGGTTGGTGCTAAAAATTGGGGAAACAAGAGTGGCCGTAAGAAAAAGTAAATCTGGTGCGTCCCTCAAGAAGTGGTTCAGCCAGAATCAAGGCAAGGGTTGGGTAGACTGCAAGACAGGGAAGCCTTGTGGTCGCTCAGGGGCTAAAGACAAGCGTAAGAGCTATCCTGCCTGTAGACCTACTAAAGCCGCTTGTAAAGCCGCAGGTGCAAAGACAGCGATGAAGAAAAAGACATCTTCTAAGCGTGTCAACTGGAAGAAAAAGAAATGAGTATTCGTAAGTCTTTTGGAGCTACACTAACAGGGACACCTACAGCAATTTATACTGTTCCTGATGGTAAAAAAGCTGAATGGGTACATGCCTATATTACAAACGTATCTGGCTCTAACGGTACAGTGGATATGTCTGTTAATGGTTTAGTGTTATTAGAAGACTACACTGTAACATCTAAAGATTTTAAAGACATTGGTGGTCATGAGCATAGCTTTGTGTTTATTGATGCAGGACAGACAATTACCGCTAGTGCAACTCAGTCAATGACTTTAATTGTGTCTGTGATTGAGCACAACGATATTGTACAAGGAGGCTAGTGTGCCTAAGAAGAAAGACCCTAAGTTAGCTAGAGCAGGTGTAAGCGGATACAATAAACCTAAGCGCACTCCGGGTGGCTCTAAGAAGTTTGTCGTTGTTGCTAAAGAAGGTGATAAGACAAAAACAATTCGCTTTGGTGATCCGAATATGACAATCAAAAAAGATCAACCTGCACGTAGAAAGTCATTTAGGGCTAGGCACAAGTGTGACACCAATCCACCAAGTAAGCTAACTGCTCGTTATTGGTCTTGTAAAAAATGGTAGGGGTTGACAAACGCATAAAAATGTGGTATAATAATCTCTTAAGTAGGAAACGCAAATGACGTATTTAGAAATAGTAAACAACGTATTGAAACGCTTAAGAGAGCGTACAGTGTCAACTGTGTCTGAGAATACTTATTCTGAACTTATTGGTGTTCTTGTCAACGATGCAAAAGAAGAAGTAGAAAATGCTTGGAAGTGGTCACAGTTAAAAACAACACTGACATTGACAACTACTGCTGATACGTTTAACTACGAACTTAATGGTACTCAAGGACGTTTCAAGTTACTAGATGTGTTGAATGACACTGGTAACTTCTTTATGACTCCAAGAACTACTTCAGATTTTAACAATCTATTTTTGAATAATACACCTGCAACGGGATCGCCACGTTACTACAACTTTAACGGTACGTCATCTGATGGTGATACACTGGTTGATGTATATCCTATTCCTAACGGTGTGTACTCTTTACGTTTTAACGTAGTTGCTCCACAAGCAGAACTAACTACTGATAGTACATCTCTTCTTGTTCCTGCAAAACCAGTACAGATGCTTGCGTATGCTAAAGCAATTGAAGAGCGTGGAGAAGATGGCGGTGTTACTGCTCGGTCTGCTTACGCTACTGCTCAACGCATACTCAATGATGCAATTGCACTTGATGCGGATCAAAACCCTGAAGAAACAATCTGGACAGTCTGATGCCATTACAAACAGTTAGCATTGCCGCACCCGGATTCTACGGACTCAACACTCAGGATTCAGGTATTACTCTTGATACTGGCTTTGCGTCTACGGCAACCAACTGTATCATTGACCGCTTTGGACGCTTAGGTGCTCGTAAGGGTTGGTCTTACGTGACTAGCTCTGGAGGCACTGGAGAAAACCTTGTAGGACTTCATCGTCATGTTGATATTGACGGTGATGAAACTATTATCTCGTGGTCAGATACTAAATTCTTTACTGGGACAGGAACTCTTACGGAGATTACTCCGACAACAGACAACACAATTGATGATGGTAACTGGCAGTGTGCTACATTAAATGACAAAGCATACTTCTTTCATCGTGATTATAAACCAATGGTGTATGATCCTGTTGGGGAAACAATTACAGACATTGAAGACGAGTCTGATTACTCAGGCACTGTACCACAAGGTAACACTGTCCTATCTGCCTATGGTCGTTTGTGGGTTGCTGATACATCGACAAACAAGATGACTGTATACTGGTCAGACCTTTTATCTGGTTCTGACTGGGGTACTGGATCAGCAGGTTCAATCAATCTTGCGGCTATCCTTGTTAATGGTACTGATGAGATTGTAGGAATTGGTGCTCAGAATGGTCAGTTTATTGTCTTCTGTAAGAACACCATTGTAATCTTTGATGATGCCACAGGTGGTGCTTCATTTGATCCTGCAACAATACGACTGGTAGAAGTCATCAATCGTGTTGGCTGTGTTGCAAGAGACAGTATTCAAAATACAGGTCTTGATATTTTCTTCTTGTCTGAAGATGGCTTGCGTAGCCTTGGTCGAGTGATACAAGAAAAGTCACTCCCAATGCGGGACTTGTCAGCCAGTATACGAGATGATTTAGTACAGGTTACACGTACAGAAACTAATGCTGATATTAAGTCTGTGTACTCTGAAGACAATGCATTTTACTTATTGATGTTTCCTAGTGTCGATCGTATATATTGTTTTGATACTCGTATGCCATTACAGAATGGTGCATTACGTGTAACAACATGGACTGGTCAAGAACAAGGTGCAATGCTGTCACTACCGAATGAAGTTTACTTTGGTCAGACTGATGGGATTGCCAAGTATACAGGTTATCTTGACGACACTGAAACGTATCGCTTACAGTACTATACAAACTATTTAGACTTTGGTAATGCAAGTCAGTTTAAAATTATTAAGCGTATGGCTACTACAGTGATTGGTGGATCAACGCAGACCTTGTTTATGAAAGCAGGATATGATTACAGTGATTCATACCAAACGTTTCCACTCACACTTACTGATACAAACCCTGCTGAATACGGTGTAGCAGAATACAACATTGCTGAATACACCACAGGCACAGCAGTAGAAACAATGCGAGCACCTATTGGCGGTACTGGTAATGTGTTACAGGTAGGAATTGAGTGCGACATTGACGGGGCTGAATTATCCATTCAGAAACTAGATATATTTATTCAACAAGGTAGAGTGTTCTAATGAGTGATTACACTAAAACTACAGACTTTGCGGCTAAGGATGCTCTTTCATCAGGCGATGCCGCTAAGATTGTTAAAGGCACAGAGATTGACGATGAGTTTGAGGCCATTGAAACTGCTATTGCAACTAAGCTAGATACGACGACTTTTAATGCAACTGCTATTGGTAAAGTTTTGCAAGTAGTTTATGCAAATGCGGCAAGCGATGTAACCACAACTAACTCAACTTCTTATGTAAATAGCGCAACTGCGTCCATTACACCTAGTGCAACGTCTAGTAAAATTCTTATCATTGCTAATCCATATTTACTTATTAGTCGTACTGGTGCTAATCAAGTTCAGGTTAGTTTTTATATTGATAAAGATGGAAGTGTGCTTTCAGATTATGGTGCACAAATTTTTAAGATTCAAGATACTTACCTTAATGCAGGAGCTATTGCACAACCAGTAATGCATTACCTTGATTCTCCGTCAACAACTTCAGCGATAACATACACGGTTAAAGTGCGAAACGATAATAGCACTGGGACATTTACATCATATGAAGAAGGATCAATTACTCTGATGGAGATTGGGGCATGAGTATTTTAAACGTCTTAATGAATTTTTATAGTGATAACACGTGGACGTTATCTGGTGATACTTATGATGGTTTAGAATGGCTAGACAATTCTACACCTAAACCATCTGAGGCAGACTTAATTGCTAAGTCTGATGATGCACAAACTGTTGAAACATCTCAAGCACAGATCAATGTGTTAAAAGAAAAACTAACCGCTACAGACTACGTAGCTATGTCTGACTACGATCAAGACAAGACAGATGTTAAAACACAACGTCAACAATGGCGTACAGAAATTAGAACATTGCAAGCTACTATTAATAGCTTGAGAGGAGAAGAGTAATGGATGCCTTAACCGCATTATCAATTGGCTCTAGTCTTTTTGGGGGCTTAGGTGGCGGTGGCGGTGGTCAGCGTATCTCCCAAGAAGCAGTAGAACGTGCTAGACAGCTTGGGCCTCTTGCTACATTTAGACCAGTCACAGTTACGTCTTCATTAGGGCAAGCTCGTGCATATGGCGGTGGTATGACACAGCCCACAATGATGCCTGCTCAAACTCCTGCAATGTCTCCTGCTTACACAGCACCTCGTAGTCTACAAGACTTACTACGCACGTCATTTACAAGTGACCGTGGGCAAACCATTCGTGGTGAAGAGGCTTTGAGACAAGCTGGTATTAACTTAGAACAGGCGACACCAACTCAAGCGGCTAATCTTATTCAACGTGCTGTAGACAGAGGAGTGTTGACACCTCAAGCAGGTTCGATGGGCATGTCTCAGGCACAGCAGATGCCTTCAATGATGCAACCTACAACAACTGATCTTGGTTTTCAGTTAGGCGGACAGTACAGTGATATTGTTAATCGTGCTCTGTCAGGTGCTAGTGGATTGTTTGGTCAGCTTGCTGATTACTCTCCAGAAGCTCGTGCGGCTGAGATATACCAAGAACAGTTAAATCTACTTGATCCTACGTTTGCACAACAAGAAGCTCAGTTAGCTCAGAGTTTGTTTGGGTCAGGACGCTTAGGTTTACAACTTGCCGGAGATGCGGCAGGAGCAGGACGAGGCACAGGTATGGTTAGCCCTGACGTGTTTGGTTTCCAACGTGCTCGTGGTCAGACTCTTGCACAACTTGCGGCAGGTTCTCGTCAGCAAGCGTTAACTGAAGGTCAGCAAATGTTGAACTTAGCAAGTGGATTATTGTCACAAGGTTTAGGTGTGAATCAAGCAGAACGTCAGATGATTGCACTTGGTATTGATGCTGAGACTGCACGTGCGGCGGCACAGTATGCGGCAGGTAACCTAGAGTTACAACCATATGGTGCGGCGGCTACTGCGGCTAGTCAAGCTCAAGCAAATCGTATGGGTCTGTTTGGTGGTATTGGTTCTGGTCTATTGAGTAATCCGGGATTGTTTAGACGTAGTGCTAGTTCATATGCGACTAATAGAGGAACTGGTATTAATACTCCCGGCATTTTTGAGCCTCTAGGTTAAAGGATTTATAATGGCAATACGTAATCAAGTAGCTAGTTTGTTTGGTGCAACTCCGCAACAAATTATGGAAGCAGAGCGTCAGCGTCAAGCGCAAGCAGTACAAGCAATTCGTGA